AGTTCTACAAAATTAGATAAAGTAACTTTCCCTCAAATATTTTTAATTACAACGGGAGAACTAGGAGCAACATGTAAACATGCATATATTGGAGGATTTGAAGAGATGATATCAAAAATTGTTCCAACATATGATCATAAGAAACTATACGATATAGCTTATATTGCAACTATAAATCTTAATAGAGTAATTGATATTAACTATTATCCGACAGAAGAAACAAAAAGATCCAATATGAAACATCGACCCATTGGGTTAGGTATTCAAGGATTAGCTGATACTTTAGTTCAAATGCGAATACCATTTGATTCAGAAGAAGCGATTAAGTTAAATGAAGAAATAATGGAAACAATATATTTTGCAGCAATGTCAGCTTCAAATGATATATCTAAAGAACGTAAGAGTGATATGATGACCTTAGTTTCTAATTCTGATAAAATACTAAAAATGTCAAATAGTGGTCAGAAAGTTATTCCAGAATTTTATGATAGTGAACTTGAGATTACAGATTCTAATATATCTGAATTGTATCATAGATTGAAACCTAATAGATATGAATTGATGAGAGAAAATAATGGACGAGTCGGTAGTTATAGTTCATTTGAAGGTTCTCCTGTATCTAAAGGTATATTCCAATATGATATGTGGGGGTTAGATGAATCCAAATTAAATCATAATTGGTTAGGGTTAAAAGAGAATGTTAAAAATTATGGTATTAGAAACTCATTACTTATTGCTCTTATGCCGACTGCATCTACCAGTCAAATACTTGGAAACAATGAATGTTTCGAACATTATACCAGTAATATTTACACCCGAAATACTTTAGCTGGTGATTTTCCGATTATAAATAAACATATGGTAAATGATTTAAGTGCCATTGAAGAATGGAATGTTGAACTAAAAGATTTAGTTATAGCAGGTAATGGAAGTATACAGCATATTAAAAAATTACCTGAAATATTTCGTAGATTATACCAAACTCAATGGGAAATAAAACAAATATGGGTTTTAAAAGCAGCAAAGGCAAGAGGTCCGTTCGTTGATCAAACACAAAGTATGAATATCTTCATGGAAGAACCAAATGATCAAAAACTAAACTCCTGTTTATTTTGGGGATGGAAGAATGGTCTAAAATCTGGTATGTATTATCTAAGATCAAAACCATCATCTAATGCAACAAAGTTTACAATTGATCCTAGGATAATAACAGAATTAAATAATACTGACGAATGTGAGATGTGTTCCGCATAGTATTACAATAATTAAATTTTTTTAACTAAATCGTGAAAAAATTGATTATAATTAATTAAATTTTAGTAATTTAATATAATAATGGAAATTACTCAGGAAGAATATAATCGTATTTCAAATATACAAGACAATGATGATGCTTTTGAGGAAACTCTAAAGCTTTTAGAACCTTATTTTGAAAAGTATAAAGAATACTATAAATCTAAGAACTTTGAAGAACTAAATGAAGAAAATTTTAAAAATGAAACAAAAATTATTTTTGGATTACTACATTATGTCTTCAGTACTATAAATACTGATGATTCTGACGAAGAAGATGATAGAGAAAAATTTAAAGTATTGTCATACTATACGAACTATGTCTATAATAAAATAGATGAAATGAAGTTTAATGAACAAAATCTTGAACTTGAAGCTTCATTATCTTATATATTTGATTATTTTGAAGAACAACTCGAAGACAATACTGATTTAAATAATGATGTATTAGATAAAATAAAGGAAATAAATAATATTATTACTGAAAATGATAATATTTCGGAAATAAATAATATTATTACTGAAAATGATAATATTTCGGAAATAAATAATATTATTACTGAAAATGATAATATTACGAAGAATAATGTTATAACTCGAGAAGAATTTTTAGAGTATCAGAATTGGTGTAAGAATACTCTAAAGAATTCTGATAAAGAAGAAGTTATGATAATAATTGAAGAGTTTCATTCTTTAGAAAAAAAGGATTATAAATCTCTTTACGACGAAGAAAATGATAAAGATATACAAGAAAAATATATTAGATATATGCAAATAGATAATCTTCTAAATATTATCTTACGTATTGAGAATAAACTTAAAAAGTAACTATTACATAAAAATTGATTTATCATAATTTTATTTAAAAGTTAATATTATAATGCCAAAGAATAATAAAAAAACAAGTGGTAAAAGTTCTAAAGGTTCTAATCAACTTCTAATTAAAAATAATGATAATAACGAAAGATATGCCGAAGCATTAAAACCACTCGGTAATTGTCAATTTATGGTTCGTTTTTTAAATGGTGATGAAAGAGTTGCAAATATAAAAGGATCAATGACTCGTGGTCGTGGTTTTGATAAAATTACAACAGGTAATTATGTTTTAGTTCAATTAGACCAATCAACAACAAGTAAAGAAAAATTTTACATTATTCATCGATACAGTGATGCTGAGAAAAAAACATTAGAGAAACTTGGAGAACTAGTTGTTGTTTCTATCAAGGTTGACAAATCAACATACATGTTTGAAGGAGATGAAGAAACTATTGAGAAAGTAGAAGAAAAGATAGATGACAGTTTCATTAATGATATCTAATCTATAGAGAATTTTATTTTATAAAAAATTGAAACTTTTATTCATTACAGCGCCATTACAATAATACTCGTATGCCGAAGTCTAAAGGAAAAACGCATAGTAAAAGTACCAAAGGGAGTTACCTTCGGTTGAAGGAAAGTACAGAAGAACAATACGCAGAAGTCTTGAAACCACTAGGAGATAAACAGTTCAAAGTAAAATTGCTAAATGGAGATGAAGTAATTGCAAAGTTAAAAGGAAGTATGTGTGGAGGTAAAGGATTTGAGAGAGTTGTTGCAGGAAATTGGTGTTTAATCATGTTAGACCCATCTACCACTGGCAGAGACAAGTTTTACATTGTTGCTCGCTATAACGAAGATGAGAAGAAAACTTTGATGAAACTCAAAGAGCTGCAAATTGTCAAGATGCACAGTGGCACCTGTCGGGATGATGGATTTATGTTCGAGGACGATGAAGAAATTGATACCGAAAACACAGAGTTAGTTCTGGATTCATCATTCTTTGATGGTATCTAGATACCATTGATTCCGCTGCCAGGTTCTAGATAACCATTATTTTATTTAACTAATTGTTAATTTCCCAATAATATATTTAAATATTAATTTATCTTCGTTACTATTAAATTTCTGATTAGAAGTTCGATTTTTTGGAATACCAATTTCTTCCAATAATTTTAATCTATTTTTGTCTAATTGATTTGCATAGTTTCTAATAAATTCTATTAAATTATTCTCTCTCATTAATAATTTTGTAATTGACTTTTGTATTAATTGTTTTGCAGAGAATTTATAGTTTTTTATTCTATGTTCTAGATACCAAAGACACCATGCCAAACAATATCCACCAAAATCACCAGGTTTTTGTAATAATATATTATTCTCATCAGATAAATTTTGAAAACCTGCAACTGGTAAATATTTCTTTACATTCAAATAGTAGAAACCTGTATTCCATGTTAATTCTTCTTCTAAAATACTATCAATGTGTAAATCAATATCATGAGTATTACCATATGGATCAAATCTTTCTATAAAATTATTATGAAAATCATAATATAACATCATAGCATGTAAACCACCATGTGGTAAAATCACTGATAGTAAAACAAAGGCGTAGTCATATTTGTCTTTATTTTTATTAGCATTTATTAATTGATTTAGATGTGGGTGTATATGATAATTATATTGGTCTTGCCAATATATAGTCCAAGGGAAATTATTATAGGTATTAATGAATGCGTCTGGATAATCAAAGCCATTTTCCCAAAACATATCAGTTTCTATTTTATCTGAATACTTTGGAATATATAAATTTTTATATTTTTTATCTAAATGTATGAAGAATAATCCTGCATCTAGAATAGAGGATGAGAAAGTGTTAGAATTAACTAGATCATATTTATCTATTTTTGTACAAGTATTTTTTGTACATGTTTCTTTTTCAGAATTAAGTGTTTTTAAGAATGTTAACCATTTTCCAGAAGCATTATCTAAAATAGACTTATTCTTACTATCTTTTTGAGTTTTATTTATATTGATATTTTTTAATGATTTGTGATACTTGTCAAATGATAAATTAATCAACAAATGAAGTATACTATTTTTATCTACATTAACTTTATTCCAAATAGTATTCCTTTTTAAAATATCAAGTTCTAAATCTAAATCGCCTTGTGCTGTTTTTAATCGTGTATTTAATATACTAAAAGCTATATTTTCACCAAATTTATTTGTTGAATTAAAATCATGATCTTCCTTTATATGGTCCCAAATTAATTTTGACATCTTATATTTATTTTTCCCATTATTATTCTTTGTTTCAAAATTGTAACTAGTAATAAATGGATGCCATGTATATATAGGAGTATACTTATCTAAACTAATTTCCATTTTAATTAGATACTTTAATATGGTATGATTACCTGAAATAATTATTGGATAAATAATACTTTTCCCTTCAGAATCTAACATTTGTATAATATCTTCAATGCCAATTAATTTAATAATTGTAATAATATCTTTTGTTTTAAGATTATTATTAAACAATAATTGATAAACAGGTGTACTGTCTATTTCATTCCAGTTAAAAGATTTATTTGTTTTTTTTAATTTATTTACTAAAGAAATTATGAAAGATATTAATTTTAAACTTCCATCGAAAAATATACGATTAATAAAACTAGTGCCTTCTTCTTCATCTGATTTTCTATTATTTATTAAAATTCTATACCAATCAATGGTTTTATTTTCTTCAATAATTGTTATAATATCATCAGAAATATCCATATAATCTAAAAAAGTTTCATTTAAATAATTAATATTTGATGCATACTCTGGGTATTTTTTTATTAACATTTTTAACATATTTAATGATTTGGTTTCAGATGCTACTTTTGCAGCTAAATGAAATCCTTGTAACCCTTCGTCATTTTCCATATAAATAGGATGGGTAGCGATTTCCATACCTTTAATATTATTAGTCATAATCAAATAATGAAATAAATAATTATTTAAAAATATTGGTTCTTCTATTTTAAATTTTTTAATATCTTTTTTACTTTTAATTTTTGATATTTTATCAAAGTTTATCATTAATTTAAATACTCTTAGATAAAATTTTTATAAAAAAAATTGATTCTTTTAAAATTTATGTCTTATTGTAAAATATAATGACTACAGAAATAGGAATTTCTAAATATAAGAATATAAATGGGGTAACCTGTTATATGAACTCGATACTCGCTATTTTACAACAATTACCACTTTTTAGTGATTATATTGTATCTGGTAAATTTAAAGATTTATTAAATGATGATGACCATATCAATAAAATTTCATTCCAATTACACAAATTATTTAGAATTAGCATGTCGATGGATAGTGCAAATCTAACTCCCTCAACTTTAAGAAAAGTTTGTGCTGATAAGGACGAAGTATGGGGCGAAAACCAACAACAAGATTCTGCAGAATTCTTGCAATTTCTGATAACGAAAATTGAAGAAGAATTAGGGCAAACAGTCGATTTTTTACCTGGTAGTAAAATTAATAATAGATATCAAACATTGGATATTAGTAATTCGCTTGAATTAATACAAGCCATGTCTTCATACCAATCTTTTGTTAAAAAAGAATTTTCTCCAATTAAAACTTTGTTTACTGGGTTAGAGAAAACTAAAACTACATGTAAGATTTGTCAAAATATTAAAAATAATTTTCAAACATTTTCAATTTGGCAGTTGCCGATACCGGAAGCCGTCCCAAATAAAATTACTGAATTAAAAGATTGTATAGACAAATGGTTTGAAGTTGAAAAGTTAGATGACCATAATAGATTATCCTGTGATTTCTGCGGAGTAAAATCTAATGCGAGTAAAACATTCTCTATTTTTACTCCTCCTAAAATTCTGGTTATTCAATTAAAGAGATTTAAAAGAGATATGTATGGTCAAGTATCTAAAAAAATAAATGACTATATTAATTATCCTGTTTATGATCTTGATATTAGTAAATATATTAGTGAATCCAGTCCAAGTAAAGAAAAGTGTAAATATAACTTGCTAGGTATTAATATACATCAAGAACTTGGTTCATATGCTAATATTAATCTGGGACATTATGTTTCCATTCTTAAAAATAGATATGATAATAATTGGTACTTGTTTAATGATGATAATAAACCATTGAAAGTTGATAATATAGACGAGTTAGTTAATAGTAAGACATATCTACTGTTTTACTATAGAACTAATTAATTAGAATTAATTAAATATTATAAAAAGATATATAACATTACCTTCTTTTATAATATTATGAAGTTTAATAATCTTTTTACAATTTGTTAACATATCTTCATAGTTACAATTATATGGTAGTTTAAAAACTGCTAATTTTATTTTATTATTATTATATTCGTAAGCATTAAATAACACACACATTTCTGTCAAGTTACAGTTGGACATACTAATTTCAATATCATCTTCATACTTGTAATTTGGACCACCCCACGGTGGATCAACAAATATAGCATCAATTTTAGTATTCAAGTTAAGAATTAACTTGATAGAGTCATCATTATATAATTCAATATTATTATAACTATAATTTTGAATATTATTTTTCAATAATTTGAATCTACTTTCATTCTTTTCTACACTAATAACTTGATTAAAGTGTTTAGCAAATGATATAGTGTTACCGCCAATACCAGCTGTGGAATCGTATATTGTATCAATTTTAATACCTGTTTTTTCAAACAATTTAATTTTACTCGATATTAAATCAGCAGAATGTGGATGTGTGATAGACCATAATCCTTCAGAATCATATTTTAAATTTAATAAATTATTACAATTTTCATTTGAGAAAATCTTCTTTAATACATTATTATTCATTATTAATATAAATAAAAATAGTTTTTTATATAGAAATAATATTAATATAAATAAAAATAGTTTTTTATATAGAAATAATATTAATATAAATAAAAATNNNTATATTATATGGAAAAATTATATAATATATTAATGATTATGTTTATTATTATTATAATTGGTATATTAGGATTTATGTATAGTAGAAAGTATATAAAATATAAACTTATTAACTGGTCCGGAAATATCTCGAGTGAATTTAATGAAATTTATTATCCAGAAAATGAACATGATTTAATTTCAATTATGAAAAATCTAAAACACAAAACACCAATCATAATAAGTGCTGGGAATCATAGTTGGTCCCCAAGTAAATATATTTTAGGTACTAATAAATCAACTTCTACACAAATATGTGTAAATTTATTTAATTTACAAGGAAATATATCATATGATGAAAATAGTAAAATTGTTACGTGTTTATCGGGTACACCATTAGGAGAATTACTTTATTTTCTAGCAAAACACAAACGAACATTGGCGACATACCCGAACTCACCATACATTACAGTAGGTGGTATGGTAGCGACGTGTTCCCACGGAGCATCATTAAATATAGGAAGTGTATCTGAGTTAGTTACTGATATAACTTATATTTTACCTGGAGATGATAAATGTAGTCGTGTCTCAAATAATTTACTAGGTGCATATGCTTCTTCATTAGGACAGTTAGGAGTTGTGTGTACTGTTTCTTTAAACACTATCCCTATTAGTTGGTTAAAACAAACCGCATCACGTGATAGTCGTTTGTCTTGTGTAAGAGAAATAAATAATACCATAAACAATTCCGAATTGTTAAAAATATTTTGGGATCCATATACTGATATGTGTGAAATTCTTGAATATGTGAGATTACCAAACACTGAAAATGATGTAATTAGTTTATATCCGTGTAAAATAAATAATCATTTTATGGTTTA